TCATGTTTTCAATGCATTATGCGACAAGTTGTCAACTGGATCGGAAAAGTTGTCAAAATCTGTTCCCTGAATGATCTTCCGGGCGTCGGCCGTCTTACTGTAATCCCGTGTCTGCGCGGTGGTGTCGTGGCCTAGAATGGCCATGCGCTGCGCTTCGGTGGCGCCATGCTCGGCCATGTACGTGGCGAGATACTTGCGCACACCATGGGCGGTTTTGCCCTCGATTCCCGCTTCCCGCGCTGCCTTGCTGAACCACTGTCCTGCGGCTTTCGGCGATCGACTGCCACCGCGTGCCGTGCTGAGCCATGTCAGGTGCTTTGGTGCGGCCTCGATGCAGGTGCGCAGATCCTCGCTCGATGGGTAGTAGGCCGGACGAGGCGTCACGAACAGCGGAACCGTGCATAGGGTCTTGGATTTGGTGCGCCGGTAGGTCAGCCACCCGTTGCGCAAATTGCCCGGCCCGAGCGTCACGGCATCGCCAATGGCCGCGCCGGTCTGCGCCAGCAGCTCGAACGCCAGGCGCTGCATGCTGCCGATCGGCCAATGGTAGCGGAAGGCCGTTGCGTCGGCGGCTGTCCAGGGCGTGTGTCCATCGCTCTCCGGTGCGGCGCGCTTGCGCACGTCCCTTGCCGGGTCCGCGTCCAGCAGGCCGTTATCAACCCACCAGCGCCCCATAGCGCGCCACAGCTTCAGGCGGTTGTTCGCTGGGTGTGGCCCAAACTGCGCGAGATACCGGCGAATGTGGCGCGGCTCCAGATCTGCCAGCCGAGCGGTGGCGAAGAATTCCTCGAACTCCTCTGCGAAGCTGCGCCAGCGGGCGCGCGTGCTGGTGGCCCGCGCCATGTAGGCGTCGCTGGCGAGGAAGGCGCGGATCCCGGCGCCGATGGTTCCTGTGCGATGCCGTATCTTGCCGCGCACCTTGGTGGGCTTCCCGGCCGCGGCGTCCGTGTAGGCACGCAGAAACTCGGGGCTGTCCTTCGGTGCATCTGGCATTGGCGTAGCTGGCGTCGTGTATCGGTAGTAATACCGCACGTTGCCGCTCGGCCAGCGACCCGCTGGTTTCAGGCCCTTCAACCGGATTCCTCCTCGAAAAGACTGTCGCATGTGTTTGCCCTCCCGACGTCACGATGCGCGGGAATCCCTTCTGGTGGCAAGATGCGGACCACGCCGCCCGGTGCCACTTCAACCGCGCCCACGTCAAGCCCGGCCGCTCGGCACGCCTCAATGGCGTTTCGGATCAGGGCAGACGTGGTGCGAGTGCGGGCGGCGGGCATGGGTCAGTCCTTTTTCTCATTTTGAAAGCTCAGATCGCCGAGCTCGGCACCAAAAGCCACGGGCCAAGCGACCACTCGACTGACAAAAGAGCTGAGTATCCACTCGTCAGGAGGGGGAGACGATAGCGCGAACCCAAACCCGATCATGGCGTAAACTGTGGCTGCGAATTTCATGGTGCCTCCGGGTTAGGTGGGCTGGCGCGGCCAGATGGTGACGGTGTTTCCTCTCACCGTTTCCTCGCGGACGAACCAAACGATTCCTTCGTCGTCATCATCCTGAAATGGCGCGTGCATGCTGATCAGGTGGCCATCAGAATCTCGACTTTCTGCCTGCCACCCCGCCTCTCGGACTTCATTCGGCGGGGTCAAGTTTATAGGGTATGGGGCCTTCATGGTTCCCTCCTCGTCCTCTCGATCATGCGCCTGGTCTTGGCGGCGCGGTGGCGCTCCGGCGGTTCGCCGTAGGTTCCCAGCACGTCGCAGGCGATCAGTATCCGCTCGTCGCTGTGGTGGGGCATATCGGCCAGGACCGCGCGGGCATCGGATAGCGCCGCGTCGATCCCGGCCAGCCGCTCGTCGTGAGTGGAGGCAGCGGCTTCAACTGCGATGTGGGATAGGGTGGTCATGCGATTTCTCCTATTCAGATCGGCCAAATGCCGGAAATGGAGATCGGCCCGACGCGCAGGACAGGATCGGCCTCAAGGCCGCGATCCACATGCGGCCAATGCCAGATGAACGGCGTGAGGCCTATCCAGAGATATCGCCAGTTTTTCATCGTCTCGCTCCTATCTGCTCTCTAAGCTTGCCGGCGCTACAGCACCGGCTGTCACCAGCGCCGTGACAACGCCGACAGCAAGCCATGCGACCAGCGCCAACATGATCGCCCTGTGCAGGCGGTATGTGTCGCGTGGCTCGGTCACTGCTCTTTCCCTTCGCGTGCCGCCCTGGCGGCGTGCTCCAGCTGTGCGATTTTCAGCAGCACTGATTTGATCTCAGGCGGGGCGCTGTCATAAGGGATGCGCCAGCGACCACTGAGGCGTGGCAGTAGCGCACGCGGGATCGCGATCCAGTTGCCAGGATCCGTGTTGGTCCTGTCGCCATCGAGGCACTTGAGGCAGTGCCCCTCGGGCAGAGGGCCGTTGAATTCCTCCCACCTGATCAGGTGCACGGCGCGCCAGCGTGACTGCAAAGGCATCCCGTCATGGATCTTGCGCTCGATGTAGCCATCCTTGCAGATGCGCTCGGTGCCGATCGGCTTGTAGTTCCGATTGGCGCGACCGTTTCGGGTGCCTTTCTTGAACCAGCCCTTTTCGCAGCCGGGGGCATAATATCCCTTGCGACCCTTGTTGGCCGGCACGTTGCCCTTGGGGATGCGTCCGTCGCGCCCGGTCAGCCATCCCTTGCGGGAGCAGAGAGACTTGAAATTCTCGAGGCTGACGTCGGTGCGGCCGAAGCGCTCCACGAATGCGGCGTGCGCCTGCTTGCGCGGCCAGTCGCGGTGACCCCGTATCCAGAGAAGCTCCGCCTCGCTGTATGAGATCCGCTTGCCCTTCATTCCTCGGCGCCGCCCTTGCTTTGGCCAATCTGCGGCAGCATCGGCAGGATCTGGTTGCCGTGTTCGGCAAACAGCTTCGCTGCCTTGAGCTGCAGATCGGCGTTGCGAGTGATCTGGTCGGCGACCGACACGATCGCCTCGGCGCGCTTGGCCTCGTCCGCGATCTTCTCGGCGCTCATGTCCTCGTCGGACATGCGCTCGAGCTGCGCAAACAGGTGATCATTCAGGTCTGACATCTTGTTCCTGGCCATCACGCCATCCCCAATGCTTCGCGGTACATTTGGAGGACGGCTTCCTCTTCGGCGATGTCGTCTTTGTCCCGCTTTCGCAGCGCGATCACCTTGCGCAGGATCTTGGTGTTGTAGCCCCGGGCTTTGGCCTCGGCCATCACCTCTTTCTGCTGATCCGCGATCTCGGCTTTCTCGATTGCCAGCCGCTCAAAGCGCTCAATGAACTGGCGCAGTTCATCGGCCGTGACGCGATAAGCGTTGTCCTTGGCGGCGTCGAATTCCGGGTCAGGTTTCATGGGTGGTTTCCTCTTTTCCTTGCGAAGTGCAGCCGTGGCGCGCTTGAGGTCTTCCGCGGTGAAGGGGCCGGTTTCCAGGTGCCCACCTTTCCCGTCCGGAACTCGCATTGTCATAACGGTTTCGTCACTCATGCTGCGGCCTCCTGTTGCAGGGCGTAACCGCCCCATTGGTCCGCCCAAGCCTCGGCCATGCCGGGAAATGTCTTGCTGCGGATCTTCCAGCGATCGGGCCCCGGCGGTGCACGATGAATGGCGGCCCATTGTTTGTATTCTTCGGTCCCGCGCTCTGGCGGTGTCAGTCGGTTGGATTCCAGCAGCTCCGGCAGGTTACGAAGATAGAGGCCGGTCGCCTTGAACACGGGATCCCCGAACCACCACGGCTGGACGATCTGCGGCCGTGGCAGGTAGGGCATCGCCTCGCGCGCATGGATGTTCATTTCCGGGTTCTCGATGGCGACGTGTGGGATCGGAGCGTTGAAACACGCCTTGAACACCTCCACGCCTTCCTCGAACTCGGCGATCATGTCGGCATGCGTCCGCCCCTTTGGTAGTTTCTTCGGGTGCGTCTTGCCGGGGCCATAAAGCCACCGTTGCCCGCTTCGACACAGGCGAGTGCAAGGCGGGTTAGACACGATCAGCAGATCCCATCCCCACGTCAGCACATTGCGGATGTCGTCCTGGATATGCCGGTTGGTGGGCTGGTCGGCCGACAGGATATCGCACTGCCACGCGTCATGGCCGCGCGCCAGAAATGCATCCAGTGCCACGCATGAGGTGGCGCAGCCGATCAGGACGCGGAGGGCGGCTGTCATTGACCTGCCTCCGCTCGAAGCTCCTCGAGGCGCTCTGATCCGAGCTGCGTGAGGCACGCCGCCTTTTCAGGGCCCCAAAAGTCGAGCAGCGCCCTATCGTGCAGTGCCCGTATGGTTTGCGGAGAGTGCAGTGCGGCAAAGGCATAGATTTCGCCGCGTGCATCGCGGGCCTTGTATCCGCCGTGAACCTTCGAAAGGCCGTGCGGCTCGGCATCGGCCAACGCCATCTTCATCGATCGCTTCATGCCGCGCCTCCGTTCGGATCGGGGCGCAGCTGGTAGCCCTTACGCTGTGCAATCTCGCGCACTCGATCCGCGATGCGGGCCGATATCCGGTCGCAGTGGAACCCATCGAACACGCGGCGCATGTCGGGATCCGGATGCCAGGGCGCCGCATCGGGTGTGCGAAAGATCGGGGCGGCGTAATCCGTGCGCTGGCCGCGTGCGGCCTTGAGCATGGCCCATGCGCGGGCGCGGGCCGCCGGCGGCGTGCTGGCGCGCGGATTACTCACAAGGCGCGTGGCGCTTGCGAGGTCTTCTGGCGTCGGGGGTGTCGGGGTAAGCATGACGTGCCTCCATCGGTGTGATGGGGGCGATACTCACTCGACGAAACTTCGATTGTCAATAATAAAAATAGAAGAAACGTCGATTGACAGCCTGAGCCGCGCCTCACACTACTTCGTGGTTGTCACGCTTTGAGGGAGAGTATTGGAATGAATTACGACTTTGAAGAGAAGTTCTTGTTCGCTGTCGCGCGGGTGTCACATGTCAGTATAGACCGCGCTTATTCCTGGGTGTGGGTGAGATTCGTCATGAGGCTGTCTGCCATCTTGGCTGGTAGTTCGGTTAGGCGCCCTCGGTAGATAAAGTCCATCGAAGCGCCCCATCTTTCGGTAATCCTGAACGCCATCTCAGCCTTCAATGGCTTGTCGCCGCGCTCAATGCGCCCGTAACTCGTTGGGTCGATCCCGACCGAGGTAGCGAAGTCATGTTTGTTCTTGCCATGGAATTCGCGAAGCGCCCGCAATCGGCGCCCGACTTCCATGGGGTCAAGATCCTTGATCGCGGACATCGGATTCCTCCTTTTGCTCACCTTCTTTGATCACGACTCTCGACAAATCGTCTATCGAAGAATTGCCGGGTATTGACCTATCGAAGAAACGTCGATAGAGATCGAAGAAACGTCGATGTGGAAATGGATATGAGCGGCTTGTTGTGCATTCGTGATCTGGTGAACCTGTGGCCTACACGGGCGGAGTTGGCCGCGGATTTGAAGAGGCAGTTTCCGGATATTTCGGTGTCTGTGCATCAAGTTCATAAGTGGGCAGAGAAGCAGTCGGTTCCTGCTCGCTATCATTATCCGCTTTTGTGTGCAGCGCGTGCACGCGGGTTTCAGGTCACGGCTGATATGATTGCCAAGATGCATGCGCAGCCGGTCACGAAAAGGGGCGCCGCATGACCGCAACGCCCCGATCCGTCCTTTCGATTGTTTCCTCTCATCCGTCCACACAGGACAAGGATGGAGGGAACATGTGGAAAAATCCTGCACAAAATGCACGGCGAGGTAAATTTGCCTGGTCGGGGCACCGCACTCGGTCCCGCAAGTGGTTCGCCGGCATGCTCTGGCGCGCCTTTCCGGCCGAGAGCGAACGCGGGGTCGCGCAGCGCGCGGCGCCGGTGCTTGATGTCTCGGAACGGCAGGTGATCAACTGGCTGCGCTGCGATCACGACGCGGCGCTCAGCTATGTCACGGCCGTGCTGGTGATCGCGGGCGCCGAGACGGTGCTGGGCCCGGATAGCGGGAGGGCGGCGTGAATGGTCCGGCGCGTTCTGATCTATATCGCCGGCCTGCTTTGCGTGAGCAGGGGGCGGCGCGCGGAGCGGCGCGCGGCCCTCTGGCAGGCGCGGTCGCGTCGCTGGCATCGCCGCTCGGAAAAATTCTTCCATCGCTTGAACGGGGGGCGTCGATGATGGCGGGCCCCGCATCGTATCCCGGCCTCCCCCAGGTCGGGCTTGGGAGCCTGCTTTGCTTGATGGGCAGGCCACCTTGGCGCGGCCGGGTCGGCAGGTTCCCGGCCGCGTCCTTTTCATTCGGTTCAGAACGGGGTGCATGTCATGTCCAGTGATCTCGCCAGGGATCGCCGGGGCACTGCATCGCCCCGGCGTAGATCTCCGCTTTCCGGCCTGCGCCTTCACGATGCAGCCCCGAGCGCGGCGGCGGGGCCGGAAACATCTTGTTCGTCAGTGCGCGGCGGGCGCCTGATGCCCACCCAACTCCATAACACAAGGCTGGAGCACTCACATGACGACCGAACTTTTGCTTTTTGCGATCGCTCTTGCGCAGTTTGCGCTGGCGGTCACTCAGATCCTTATCGTCTGGAAGCTGTTGCGCTGAGAATCGAGTCAGCGAGAGAGTTTCCCGATCTGTGGTCGGGGTATGTGCGGGGCCGGTTTCGCCGGATCGAGGATGAGGCGATACAGGCAAGAGTTGAGAATGGCCACTTGCGCCAGCCGCTGACAAGAGGCGCGACGTTCGGAATGGAGGCTAGCCATGCAAACTGCGGGAGAAAACCCCGCCAAGAAATAAAGGTAGGGGGCGGAAAGCCCCTTACCTACAAGCCGCTTTCCGGCAAGCGCCACGGTGCTTTCCCGAGCGTGGTCGTGGGGAAGGCCCCTGCAGCTCAAGAGCAAGCGATGGATGCTCCTGTATCCGCCGAGGACAGGATGCCGAATAGGCACCGCGAGTTGCCCGCGCTCGACCAATGCCGTCCAGCGGCGGCGACCCCGCTGGAATCCCCCCTGTTGGACTTCGGGCGCGGTTGGCAGGTGTGCCGCCGCGCCCGCCTTTTCGGGGAGGTCATGTGATGCATGAGCATCCCTTGTGGACCGAGGCGCTGGACCTGCGTGTGATCGAAACCGGCGGTCGCTACAGCGCTTTATGCGATCTGGCGGATGACCTGGGTTTAACGCTGCTTCAGGTGCAACAGCGCTGGCATCAGCTGCGGGTGACCGCATGAGTGCGGGGGCCATGGATATTGTCCGCAGGGTGCGCCTGCCGTTCGGGCATCTGCTGGTCGATATGACCGTGTCGTCCTGCGGCGCACGCATGTGGTCGCTTCGGGTGCGTGACGGCAACCGCCCGGATGAGCCGGCGGACACGCCGCCGATCGCCTGCGGGTTCGTCGATTCCGACACGCCACTGGAGCTGGCGGCGCTGTCGCGCGCGGCCGCAGAGATATTCGAGGAGGGGCATGATGGCACATAGCCGATCGGATGATCTGGAGCTTCTGGAGATCCTCGACATGCACGAGGCGCGCGGAATGTCCATGCGCGAGATCGCGAAGCTCTTGAGTGCGCGCCAACGCCGCCTGGTGACCCGCAATAGCGTGCTGGGCCGCGTGCATCGCGTCCGCAAGGATATGGAAAAGCACCAGTGTCGCGCCACGCGTCCAGAAAATCGCGATGGTGGAATGCCAGAACGGTGGTGGGCGCAATGATCAGGGCGGAGATTCTTGACGCAGCGGCGCAGGCGGTGACGGTTGACCGGGCGGCGACCCATGGCGACATGGAAGACAATTTCGATCTCATTGCTGATTATTGGTCCGCGCACCTTGGTATAGATGTTCGCCCCCATGACGTTGCGCTGATGCTCGTGATGCTGAAGGCGGCCCGCGCCCGTGGCAATCCGGTGCATGCAGACAACTGGGTCGATATTGCCGGGTATGCGGCGTGCGGTGGAGAACTCGCGACCAAATACCTGCCGGACGCGGAGGATGTGCAATGAGCCGTTCCCCGATCATTGCGTTCGGTCTGCAGGCGCAGACGGTCGCGCTCAAGGCCCGCACCGGGCAGCTGCAGTGGCGCGACCAGGTCGATCTGGCAAAGTCGGCGCTGGAGTGGGTGCCGGAGGAAACACTGGCCCGCGACATGGTGTTGGATTTCCTGGGGCATTGCCGGGTGACGCCCGGCGCAGCGGGTCAAAAGTTGCAGCACGATCTGACGCTGTGGCTCGATGAGGCTTGCCCGCCAGATCCCGGCCCCGTGCCGGACGGCATCGAGGCTGAACGCGGCGGCGTCGAGTTCGACTGGCAAAAGAGGGCGGATTTGCAATGAGCAGCATCGGTCAGATGGCGGAACGTGTCCTGATCACGGCATCGGTGTCGGTCGTCATGTCATCATCCACGGATCCGTCTTTCCGGGTTTATCTCGACGCGCTGAGCGAGGCGCTGCCCGACAGCGCCGACTGCGACCAGTCGCTAAGCCCGGTGTGGCACGCGGCCTCGCAGCTTTGCGATACCGAGCCGGGTCAACCACGGCAGAATGCCCTGGCACGCCTGACCTACGAGGTGCGGCACTACTTTCTGCGCCGGTTCGGCGATCGCTACGATGAATTCCGCGCCCGCGTGCAGGGGGCCTGATCCGTGGCGGCGCGCGAGGATCCACGCCTGATCGAGGCGCAGGCGATTCCCATTGGCGAGATCGTCGATCGTCTCGCGATCGAGGGGCTGCACCGGACGGGCGCAGAGATGATCGGGCCCTGTCCCGTTTGCGGCGGCCGGGATCGTTTCGGCATCAACATGCAGCGCGGTGTCTATAACTGTCGCCATTGTGGCGGCGGCGATGGCATCGGCCTGGTGCAGCTGGTCATGGGGTGCGATTTCAAGGCGGCACTGTCCTGGCTGGTGGGCGAGGCCGAGCTGTCGATCGACCCGGCCGAGGCCGAGCGTCGCCGGCGGGAACACGAACGCAAGCGCGCCGCCCAGGAGCGTGACGCGGAAAAGCGCCGCAAGGCCGCCATGCGCGCGGCATGGGAGATATGGCAGCAGGGAAAGCCCACAGGGGGCACGGCCGCCGAGGCCTACTTGCTGCGTCGCAAGCTTGACTTGCCTGAGCCGTCACGCTGCCTGCGATACCATCCGGATTTGCCGTACATGGTGGCCGATCCGGCGGGCGGGTGGCGCGAGATCCACCGAGGCCCCGCCATGCTGGCCGCGGTGCAGGGGCCGAAGGGTGGATTTATAGGAGTGCATCGCACCTGGCTCGACCTCCATCGACCGAAAGGAAAGGCGCAGATCGTCGGCCCGGATGGTGAGCCGTGCCAGGCCAAGAAAATGCTCGGGTCAAAGAAGGGCGGTGCGATCCGTCTCTACACGCCGCAAGGGGCAACCCGCCTGATCATGGGCGAGGGGATCGAGACCACTGCGACCGCATGGATTGCCAACGCCTGGCCTGCGGCCGCCTATTGGGCCGGTGTAGACCTCGGCAACATGGCCGGCCGGCGCATTCTGCGCGGCCAGGGCATGAAATATGCCGGCGTTCCGGATCTCGATGACCGGGATGCCTTCCTGCCGCCCGAGTGGGTCGAGCACCTGATCTTCATACAGGACGGCGATTCAGAGCCGCGCTCGACGCGCGCGAAGCTGCTGTCCGGTCTGCGCCGCGCGCGGGCGTGCCGGCCGCGTGTTGAGCGGGTCTCGATCGTGCATGCCGGCGACGGCATCGATCTGAACGACGCGCTGATGGGGGACTACACGGAGTATGACCATGTCAGACCGGATTGAGCGCGCCCAAGAGGTTCGCAAGAGACTGCGCAGGCTGGGCCTGCATGCCGAGGCGGAGAGGCTGCAAGGCGCCATCCGCCACCGGGAACTGGGGACCAAGATGGAGCGGATCGGCGATCAGACCTTCGACGAGCTGGTGGGTGAGCTCGAGCAGCTTCTGCAAACGGCACGGGGTGGCGCATGAGCGATCGACTTGATCACCTGCGCGATACCGTGCGCGCGGCCGAGGACGTGGATATGGGTCCCGTCAGCCCGGCTGAGGATGACGGGACCACGCCCCCCGATCCCCCGGATGGTGATTATCCCGATGGGCCGGATGGGCCGCCAGAGGCGAAAGGTGCGCTATACCCGCTCAATGACATCGGCAACGGGCAGCGGTTCGCTCTTTATTTCGGGGATGACGCGTTGCGGGTGCCGCGCGTCGGCTGGTTCGTCTGGACCGGGCGACAATGGCAGCGCGACGATGACAGTCTCGCTGTGCGCCGCCTTGCGCATCGGGTGCCGGAGAAAATCACGCGCGAGATCCAGCACCTGGCCTATGAGCCCTGGGAGCAGGATTTCCTGGCCGAAGAGGATGATCTGCGCGCGCAGGTGGCCGGCATCGAGGACGTAAAGCCGTCTGAGCGCACCGCCGATCAAAAAGCCACAATGACCCGCCTTCGCGGGCGCCTCGATACCGTCTCCCAGATCAAGAGCCGGTTCGCGGATCGAAAGAAACGCCATCGGGCCTTTGCGCTCTCGACGGGCAACTCGAACAAGCTTGATCACATGCTGGACGAGGGCGGGGTGAGCCTGTCACGGCATTTGGACGATCTCGACGCGGACCCGATCATGATCAACACCGCGACGGCCGTGCTGTCGTTCAACGTGATCCGTGACGAGGGCATGAGCCCCGTCGCCGAGATGACCTGCCTTGATCATGATCGCGGTTTGCTGCTGTCGAAGATGATGCCGGTGGAGTTCGACCCGGACGCGACCTGTCCGCGCTTCGATGCCTTCCTGGAGCGCGTGCAGCCGAATTCAGAGATCCGGGGCTTCATCCAGCGCTGGTTCGGGCTGTGCATGACCTCGATCACCGGCGATCAGAAGCTGGCATTCTTTTATGGCCATGGCGCCAACGGCAAATCGGTTCTGGTGGACCTGCTGGCGCGGATGCTCGGTGATTACGCCGCCACGGCCAAGATCGAGTCATTGACCGGCACCAACAGGCGCGGCGGTGGCGATGCCACCCCGGACCTCATTCCGCTCATGGGCGCACGCTTCGTGCGCGCGTCGGAGCCAGAACAGGGCACGCGCCTGCAGGAGGGCGTGATCAAGGAACTGACTGGCGGCGAGCCGATCCTGGTGCGCGCGCTGCATTCCGACTTTGTCGAGGTAAAGCCGGAATTCAAGCTGACCATCAGCGGCAACCACAAGCCCGAGATACGGGGCACCGATGACGGAATATGGCGACGGGTGTTGCTCACACCGTTTGACGTGCAGATCCCGCAGGCGGAACGCGATCCGGACCTGGGCGAAAAGCTATGGGCGGAAAGGGCCGGCATCCTGAATTGGATGATTGAGGGGCTGAGGGCCTACCTCGAGGGCGGCCTGCAGGAGCCCGACGCGATCCTGGACGCCACGGCCGAGTATCGGCGCGACAGCGACCCTGTCGGATCGTTCCTGACGGAATGCGCGGTCGTGACCGGCGCAGAGGACGATTTCATGCTGTCGCGCGACCTGATCGCCGCGTTCAACTTCTGGCTCGATGACAAGGGCGAGACGCAATGGGGCGGACGCACGGTGTCCAACGCGCTCAAGAACCACGCGCAGCGCTGGCGACATCCGCACACGGGCCGCAGCTTTATCCCGGGAAAGCGCGAGGCGACCGGGTATCGCGGCATCAGGCTGACCGACACGTTCGAGCGGCGGTTCCGGGATCGAGGCGGCGCGCCGGGAAACAGCGACAGCCGCCCGGCCGACCAGGAGGATTTCTGATGCTTCCCCGTACCCCATCAAATGGACGAAGCGATGTCAGGCCGTCTGAGCGCACTTTTGGATCACGGCTCGGTGCACGGCTCGAACGGCCTGACATGCGAAATCACGGCTTGAGTTATGCGGATCACGGGGGTTTGGGGTTTGAGTGATTTCAAAGGGTTGCAAGGTAATTCACGGCTTGAACGGCCCGAACGGCCCGAAATTCCGACCTACACGTATGCGCGCGCGAAATAGGGGGAAAGGGAAGTTGAAGTGTTCACATGCGTAAACCCCTCACTTTCAGGCCGTTCAAGCCGTTCGAGCCGTCTAATTATGAAAAACATACGAGAAAACAACGTGTTGTTGTTGGTTGTGGTCACGGCTTTGCGTGAATTGTCAAGCCGTTTTCAAGCCGTGTCGGGCCGGTCAGGCCGTGATCGAGTAAAGCGAAAATCAACGGGTAGTAGGTCAGGCGAAAATGACCACTAAATACGGAGGTAGCAATATGGGTGAGACACAGAGAGTAGCTAGCAGGCCGCGTCAGGGTGCGATCAAGCGTGACATCGACATTCGCGGACTGCTCGAATGGGCGTTCCAACGTGAGCTGGTGTCGCTGGACTTCGACGAGCTGGCAACCGTGTCGGGGGAGCGGCCGGGCATCGGCACGGAATACATCCTGATGCAGCGTCACAACCTTGGCTGTGCTGTTGACGGTGGCGGGAGTTCCGAGCCGCACCCGGATGCGGACGTGGTCGCCTCGGCGCTTGCGGCGCTACCGGAGGCGAGGGGAGGCCGACGCATGGCGCTATGGATCGCCGCGCTGGCCCGATCTGGTCGCGCGCCTGACTGGATGCCAGGGGCCAAGCCGCGCTGCGTGCCGGTGGAGTGGTCGAAGAACCGGCACGGGTGGCGCGCGAAGTCCGAGCCCTGCGGGTCGGTAAATGTTGTCAGCCGTGGGCGATTGCGCACAGTGGAAGTGCGTCACTGCCCGGTCACCTACAGCCCCACAGCGCAGCAGATCGCGTCTGCTCGTCGTGCTTATTTGCAATGGTGGGGCGCGCTGCAAGAGCTGCGCGTCAGCTTCCAGATGTACGGCGGCCTGACCTCGTTTCGCGTCACGGATGGCATGCCGCCGCGCATGCCGTGGAAAAAATCTTCTTGACGAAATCCTAGCCCCCTTGCACAGTGACCCTGAACCGAATTGCGCCCGGAGCAGAGATCCTGCCCCGGGCGCTTTGCGTTTGACGGGGTGGAGCGGTTGGCAGCTCGCGTGGCTCATACCCACGAGGTCGCGGGTTCGAGTTCTACACCCCCCGGGTTCAGGGACCGTATCGAAAATCTTGCTGCATGCGGGCGCGCTGCAGCCCGAGGGTTTGGCCATTTTAAACAATGTGCGAAGCCTAAACCCGTCATGGTTTAGGAATGCCGTTCCATGGTTGAGCGGTTCGCGCAGATAGCAGGAGGGACGATTGGCGCCGCACTGCGCCGGGAAGGACATCATGAGCAGGCAGCTGAACGCGACAGAACTTGCGAAAGAGATGAACCTGTCGAAGGGGCGTATCAGCCAGCTTGTGCGAGACGGGCGCCTCGATGGCTGCTATAGCGGCTCCGGTCGCGCGCGGCGCTTCGATCTTGGCAAGGCGGCAGACGCCCTGGGGCAGCGCCTCGATCCGGCTCAAATGCTCGGCAACGGCGCGAAGACCCGCCGGAGCCTTGAGGACGTCGATCTACCAAAGCAGGTCGAGCCGGAACGCGCGCCTTCCGATGCTACTCTCCTGCCAGCCAAGGATCCGACGCGCTATGAGCTGGCGCGCACGCAGGAGCTTGAGGAGAAGGCGCGCCGCGCGCGCCGTCAGAACGAAACCGAAGAGGGAAACTGGGTTCTCGCCAGCGAAGTGGCCGCCGAGACGGCCCGGCAAATCCACATGGAAATCGCGTCGATCGAAAGCTCCGTGCTGCGTACCGGCGCCCGGCGGCTGGCAGACGAACTTGGCATCGACTTCAAGGCGGCGCGGGCGATCCTGACGCAGGTCTGGCGCGAGTATCGCGCACATCGCTCGGAGCAGAAGGCAGCGGAAGCAGATGCCGCGCCGCTCTCCGAGGCAGAGCACGAGGTGGATTTCTAGGATGGGGTTTCTCGCAGCAGCCGAGGCGGTGGTCGCCCAGGCCATCGCCCAGGCCATCGCACCGCCGCCGCCGCCGGACATCACCCGGTGGTGCGAGGAGAACATCGTGTTTGATGCGCGCTCGCCGATGCCAGGCCCGTTCGACATCTCTCGCTTCGCGTTCCTGAGCGAGATCCACGAGGTCCTGTCGCCCGAGCATCCCTCGCGCGAGGTGACGCTGCGCGGCTCGGCCCAGTGGGGCAAGACCGTGTCGGTGATCCAGCCCACGCTTGCGGAGTGGCACGAGTACACGCCGCTCGACTCGCTGATCGTGCACCCGACGGGGAGCGCGGCCAGCGAGTGGGTTAACAACAAGTGGATGCCCATGCGTCGTCAGGCACCGGGGCTGATCCGGGTCTTCGGCTCGGGGCGCGGCGAGAACAGGGACAACACGTTCAACCAGGAGACGCTGGACAGAAACGGATCAATCAAGGTCGCTTCGGCAGGTTCGCCGGCGGATCTGACCGGGACAAGCCGACGCCTTGTCATCATGGACGACGTCTCGAAGTTCGAGCCTTCCGAGAAGGGTGATCCGGAAAAACTCGCGGAAAGCCGGGCGTCGGGTTACGAAGATGCGAAGATCCTCCGCGTCTCAACGGCCATGATCAAGGGGACCTGCCGGATTTCACTCGCCTACGAGCGATCCGACCAGCGCCTCTACCACGTGCCGTGTCCGCATTGCGGACACGAACAGCCGCTGACCTGGGAGAACTTCCGGCAGAACCTGGAGCCGGAACGACTGCATGCGGCGCACTTCACTTGCGAGCGGTGCCAGGAGGCGATCCGCCACGGGGACAAGGAGCGGATCGTGCGGCTCGGTCGCTGGGTACGCCACAACCCGGGCGGCGATCATCCCGGCTTCCACCTGTGGCGCGCTTACGCGCCGCAGCGGGACTGGGGCTCGATAGCCGCCGAATACGCGCAGGTCATGGGTTGGTCGCGGATCGATGCCTCCATTACGCGGACTGACGCCGCGTCCGGGGCAGCGGAGGAGGACGAGGTCGAGGTCGCGCCGAAGCGCAAGGCCACGGCGCCCACGGTCAGCTCGGCGATCGAGCAGGTGTTCTGGAACGACGTCCTGGGGCTGCCCTACGAGCAGGCCACCGACGCGCCGGACTGGGAACAGTTGCGCGACCGGACGGAAAACGCGGAACCGGGTGAAGTGCTGGAACTCGGGGTGCTACCGGCGACGGGGTTCATCTTCTCGGCAGGTGTCGACTGTCAGGATGATCGAATGGAAGCCCACCTGGTCGCTTTCGGCGCCAACCGGCGGCGGTGGGTGATCGACTACAAGGTCATCCCGTACCACATCAGTGATGACACGGGCCGCGCGCAACTCAACGCGCTCCTGAAGCAGAAATGGCGCACCGAGTTTGGTCTTCCGTTCGCGCTGGACATTCTCGCGATCGATGGTGGGGCCTATACCGACGACGTGTGGAGCTGGGCAAAGACCCACCCGTGGAGCCGGGTGATCATCGTGAAGGGCAGTTCGACGCAGAACGGGCCCCTGATGATGCCGCAGAGGTTCGAGCGGCGAAGGGACGGCAAGGCGAAGCGGGCCCAGAAACGGGCGTTCAACCTCAACGTTTCTTCGATGAAAGCGGGCCTCTACGGCCATCTCGACAAGGAATTGCCTGAAGCCCGGGGGTACACACAGTTCGCCAGAAACCTTGGCGACGAGTATTATCGCATGCTCACGTCCGAGACGCGCGTCGTGCGTCGCAACAAGGTGGGCGTGATGACCAGTGCCTGGATGCTGGTCGAGCCGACGCGCCGGAACGAGGCACTGGACACGATGAACTACGCTGAGGCCGGGGCCCTTCGGAAGGGTTGGGCGTCGATGACCGACGATCAATGGGATGCGCTTGCAGTCGAACGGGGGGCGGTGCCCGACGCACCACAGGGCGATCTCTTCGACGCCGAACTGCCGATCGCCGCGGCGACCAGGCCGAACAAGGAAGAGGTGGAACCTCAGAAACCCGCCCGGCGGCGCCGCAAAACCGGATGGAAGGCTTACAGATGACACAGCTTCTCGACCATCGCGGCCAGCCATTGACACCGCGACAGCCAAGGCCACAGGCGCGCTACATGAACCATGACCGCACCGGTCTTCTTTCGATGCGCCGGGCGACGACGCGGGACATCAAGCACGACGTGCGTGCAGCCACGAGCCGCGCCTTCGCGCTCGCGTTCGATTTCATGCAGAACAGCGGCTGGATCGCTGGCGCGGCGGACCAGATCATCGCTGACATGATCGGCCCGGAGTTGAAGTTGAACTGCCGGCCCGACCTGGCGGACCTGGGATACGACGAGAAGGAGCGGGCCGCATGGTGCCGCCTGGTCGAGGCGGAATGGCGGCGGTGGTCCTGGAATCCGTGGGAGTGCGACCTCGAGGGCAAGTCGACGGTTCAGGAGATGCTCGATGGCACGGCGCGCTATTATCTCGCCGGAGGCGAGGCGTTCTCGGTCGTCGACTGGCTGAGCGAACCGGCGAGACGGCGCTACGGGATCAAGACCGGCATCAAGGCCCGGCTGGTGTCGCCGCACCGTCTGACGAACCACACTCAGCCGTTCGAGGGCTGGGATCAGGGCATCCTGCATGATGATATCGGCCGACCCATGTGGTACCGGTTCCGGCGGAGCGACGGAGGGTTCGAGGCCAACATCGACGTGCCGGCGCGCGACAAGTTCGGTCTGCGCGTCATCCACGTCATGGATCGCGGCGCGACGCCGAACAGCCCGCGGGGCATCACGCCCATGGCACCGGCGTTCAAGGTGATTGCGCAGAGCGATCAGCTGGCCGATGCGACGCTGACAACTGCGCTTTTGCAAACGGCCTTCGCGGCGACGATCAAGAGTCCGGAGCCGTCCGAGACGGCGTTCGGGGCCATCGAGCAACTCAAGGAAATGGACGGGTTTGAGGGGACGGCTGATCTGGCGCAGGACCTTTTCGAAGTCATGCAGGTCCGGCTTGACGCCTTGAAGACGAAGGGCATTTCGATTGGCGGGGATTCGAGCCAGGTGAACCACCTTGGGCCAGGCGAGGAATTAGAACTGCACAGCAGCGCGACACCTGGCCCGCAATACGAACCGTTTCAGAAGGGTCTCCTTCGGGAAATGGCGCGGTGCCTCGGCGTCACGTTCGAGAGCCTGACGATGGATCATAGCGGCGCGTCGTATTCAAGCACGCGGATGGCCGTCGCCTCGATCTGGCCGACGATCCTGCGCCGCCGGGAACGGATCGTGGCGCCGATGGCGCAGGGTATCTACGAGGCATGGCTCGACGAGCAGATCGGAACGGGCGCAATCCCGTTCAAGGGGGGCTATCGGGCGTTCGCCGCGAACCGCGAGAAGGTCGTGGACGCGGAGTGGCGCGGTCCGTCGCGTCCGAGCGCGGACCCCTACAAGGATGCGCTGGCGAACAAGGTGAAACTTGAGACCGGTCAGACCACACTGAAGGCCATCTGCGCCGAAGCCGGCGAAGACTGGGAAGAGGTCGCCGACCAGGCGGAGCGCGAGGTCACGCGCTTCAACGATATCGGTATCACGCCGCCGCATGGGCGCATGGCCGGAGGCGAGGGTGCCGGGCCGGACGGCGCGGCGGCCGACGGAATGAGCGACCGCTCGAAAGGCTGAGGGAGCACCCGGAATGTACCGCCTCGAATTTATGGACCAGAATGCGATGCGCTTTCAGGAGGCGGTTGGCGTCCTTGGGAGCAGCGCCAAGGCGCACAAGGCGTTTCGCCGGGCGATCAATCATACTGGCGGCAAGGCGCATACGCAGGTTCGGCGCACGCTGGCGAAGCAGATGGGACTGACCCAGAAGCGATTGCGCCAATTGGGTGCGCTTCAAACGAGGCGCGCCAATTACCACGCGCTGGAATACACGATCACGGGTTCCGGCAAGGAACTCAGCCTGAAGGAATTCGGGGCAAAGCAGTTCAAGTTCGGCGTACGGGCACGGCCATGGGGCCAGACCCGCCGGTATCCGGGCGCATTCATCTTCGCAGGCAATTGGAGGTCGGGACAGCCGGTCGCGTACGGGCACGTTTTCAAGCGCAGGGGCGGCTTCAGCGAAAAGTCGGGTCGCAATAACGCGATCGAAAAGATGTGGGGCCCGAGCGTACCAAAGGAACTTGTCCGCGATGCCTCGGTCAAGGCGTTCGAGACCACCGCAAAGGATCTCGGTCCCCGGATCAGGCACGAGATGTCGCGATTGACCGACGGGGTCATTGGCTGACCCGCACCGCTGTTCTTCGGGAAGGAATTCAAGATCATGGAAGACCCGTGCCAGGAGGCGATTGACCTCCGGAAAATCAAGCGCGACCTCGTGACTGGCCGAGAGGTCTCCTCGACCCGTTTTGGCGAGGACGAGGTGCGCTTCACCAAGGCCGACCTCGGCCGCCTCGATGCCATGATCGCGGACGCCGATCGGCAGTGCGCGATCCAGAGCGGTGAACGACCGAAACGCACCCGTTTTGCGAAGGGTGTCCGGTTTCGCCCCTACTGAAGGACATGATATGCGAGCACTAGATGCTATCCTCGGCGCTCCGTGGGCAATTCAACCCGATGCGCTGGAACAGATTATCCAGATCGCGGCGCGGGAACACGAGGTCTCGCGCGATGCGCTGGAAAAGTACCGCGCCGACATGGTGGCGCGGGCCGAAACGCTCGAGCAACGCGGACCCGTCGCGATCCTCAACGTCGCTGGCCCGCTGTTTCGCCGCGCGAATATGTTCACCGAGTTCAGCGGTGCGACAAGCTACGACATCCTGCGGCGCGACCTGCAAGTTGCGCTGGACAACCGGGACATCAAGTCGATCCTGCTGAACATCGACAGCCCCGGCGGGGCTGTCAACGGATGCGGCGAACTCGCCAAGGCGATCTTCGCCTCCGAGAAGCCGGTTGTGGCCTACGTGGGCGGCATGGGCGCGTCGGCGGCTTACTGGCTGGCCAGCGCGGCGCAGCAAGTCGTTGTTGACGACGCGGCGCTCCTCGGCTCGATCGGTGTGATGGCCGGCATCCGCGACACCTCGGAACGAGACCGCGCGAGCGGTGTGCGCGATATCGAATTTGTCTCGTCGCAAAGCCCGAAGAAGAATCCCAGCCCGGATTCGGAAGAAGGTGCGACGTCCTACCAAAAGCTGGTGGACGACCAGGCCGCCGTGTTCATCGAAGCCGTCGCCAGGCATCGCGGCGTGTCGGCCGACGTGGTTGCTCGTGACTACGGTCAGGGCGGTGCCCTGGTCGGCGCCGCCGCCGTGTCCGCCGGCATGGCTGACGGGATCGGCACCTTCGAAGAAGTATTGGCGCGCCTGACAGACGGCGAGAGCTTCGCCCGCGCGCCCAAACGTGATCGCAGCCGAGCGGCTGCCGATGTCCCGGCGGCTGAACCCGCCGCCACCCACAGCCAGCAGAAGGAGAAAACCATGGCTGATGATCCCAAGGCGGGCGACAAGACCGCCGACACCGAGGCCGCGATCGCCGCTGCCCGGACCGAAGCTGCGCAAGCGGCCGTCAAGGCGGACCGCGATCGCCGGGCGTCGATCATGGCGCTGGACGAAGCCAAGGGCCGCGAAGCCCTGGCCGAACACCTCTACGCTTCGACCGACATGGACGTGGAAACTGTGAAGGCTGCGCTGGCCGCCGCGCCCAAGGCGGAAGAGCAGAAGCCCGATCCCGCCGCCGAATATGAGGCCAACCGCACCGCTGCCGCTGGCGCCGGTCTTGGCGGTCAGCCTCCGGTGAGCACCTCGGACAAGGCCAAAATCAAGCCGTCCGAAATTTACGCAGCGCGGCGCCCGCAGTGACGCCCTGAACAGGAGACAGGATCATGGAGAATATGACTGAAGGCGCCCGCAACCTGGGCTTCGTGCTTTCCGAGGCGGAGGCGGGGCGGTCGCGCGACATCGTCACCGTGGCCAGCGGAGAGGGCAAACTTGCACCCGGCACGGTGCTGGGTGAGATCACCGCGTCCGGAAAGTACGCGGTTTCGGCCAATGCTCAGGTCGTGGGCAGCGAGGGCGCGGAAACCGCCACCGCTGTGCTGGCCTATGCGGTCGATGCAACGTCAGCCGATGCGAAGGCGGTCGCGATCGTGCGTGCCGCGCAGGTCATCGCGGACGAGCTCGCCTATGACAGCTCGGTTGATGATGCCGCCAAGAAGGCGACGAAGGCCGGGCAACTGGAAACCGTCGGCGTCGTCGTGCGCTGAGTGAGATCAAGAAAGGATCAATGACATGCCGAGCATGGACATCTTCAACGACGACGCATTCTCCGTCGTCTCTCTGACCGCGGCGATCAACAAGCGCAAGTATCGCCCTGGTCAGATCAGCGCCACGGGTGCGTTTCAGGAGGACGGCGTGACCACCACGACCGTCTTTGTCGAGCAGCGCGACGGCAAGCTGGGCCTGGTCGAGCCGACCGCGCGTGGCGGCCCCGGTGAGACGACCGGGTCCGAGGATCGGGTCGCTGTGCCGTTCGCCGTGCCGCACTACGAGCGCGACGACGCTGTGCTGGCTGACGAGGTGCAGAACGTGCGCGCCTTCGGGTCGGAGAGCGAAACCGAGACGATCGAGGCCCGTGTCCAGGACAAGCTGGGCCGGCATGGGCAGGATTTGACGATGACGCTGGAACACCAGCGCGTCGGCGCGATCAAGGGCATCGTGACCACCAAGAGTGGCGCGGTGCTGGAAAACCTCTACACGCGCTTCGGCATCGCCACACCCGCGGCCATTTCCATGGAGCTGGACGTGGATGCGACGAACGTCGGTGAGCTGTTCGATGGGGTGCGCTACTCGGTCGAGGACTCGCTTGATGATGCCTATGACGGGCTGCACGTCTTCACTGGCCGCGATTTCCACAAGGCGATGTGGGGCCACAAGTCGGTGAAGGAAAGCCTGCTCAACTACGAGGGGGCAATGCAGCTTCGCCAGGGCACGCCGGATCGCTTCGAGTTCGGTGGCGCTGTGTTCGAGCGGTACCGCACCGGCGCGGCGGCAACGACCGACCTGGGCTCGGCCTACATCGCCGCGGACGAGGCGCGGGTTATCCCGCTGGGCGTGCCGGACCTGTTCATGACGCGGTTCGCGCCTGCGGATTACGAGGAAACGGTCAACAGTATCGGCCTGCCTCTCTATGCGCGGCAGTACGCCATGCAGAACGGCAAGGGCCGTCACCTCGAGGTGCAGATGAACGCCATCTCGATCTGCACGCGGCCTGAAGTGCTGCGCAAGCTGAAGCTGACCTGATGGCTGGCGCGGTAAAAAGCTATCGGATGCGGGCATCGACAATCGTGCCGGCATCCGTGATCGGGGCCAAGGCTGATCGGTCAGTCGCACCTGGAGAACGGATCGCGCTGCCGCAGGTCTACGGCGATCATCTTGTCAGCGAAAGGTTGGCTATCGAGGTGCAAGCATCCTCCAAGGACGCGGGCGAAAATCTGTCGGATGATGATCTCCGCGATGCCGTGATCGACGCCTTGATGGATCTCAAGCCCGAGGAAGGCGGCGATGGCGTGCCCAACCTCGGTGTTGTCCGTGAGGCGGTGGTTGAGGCTGGTCACATGTCGAAGTCGCAGGCCAAGAAGCGCATCACGGCCGACCTGCGCGACGAGGCCTGGGCCGAGTTGCAGGAGTGACCATGCCGGCACCGTTTCACGCCATTCGTGACCGCGCGCTCGCGCAGGTGGATGCGACGTTTGCGGAGGATGTGGATCTGTTCTTCCTGTCGGGCGGTGCGGCTGATCCGGCGCGGGGCAACCTGACGGCGAAGGCCGTGCTGCGCGTCGGTGATCGCGATGATGTTGCGCCGAGCGGATCGTGGGGCACGCGGATCGCGGCGGGTAAGGCTGAAGCACACATTAACCGGGCTGCTTACGGTGGCCCGGTCATTCGACAGGGCGACAAGCTGCGCGCCGTAGAGCGTATCGGCCAGCCGTTTTTTGAAGTGCTGCGCGTCTCGGATCGTGGCAGCGGGCGCCTTGTCCTGCATTTGGGGGAAATCTGATGCCTGTCGTGCAATTTGGTCTGCGCATCACAGCAGTGGAAGCGTTGAAAGGCGCTACGCTGGTGGGCGACAACGTGCGCGACAGTGACTTTGCCGCAATCGACGTGGCCGGGGACGGCGCGATGCGCACGGATCAGGACCGCCCGTTCATCGTGGTCTACACGGACGAGGCAGAGATCAATGAGGCCGACACGCGCGACCTGCGCCAGAACGGCACGGTGGATTTCGTCTGCGAGTTTGGTGCCGCCGCGCCGATGGCGGAGCTCGACCTTGACACTGGTGAGAGCGTGATTGCCGGGGTGGATATCCCCGCGACCGATGCAGCGCTGGAGCTCGCGCTTGATCTGGTGGATCGGCAGATCGGCAACGCCCTGACGGATCCTGAAAGCGCATGGGCCGCGCTCTGGCAGCGGCTGTCGGATCGGGTCGAGAAGATCGAGCGCAAGCGTGCGGTGACAGCGGACAACGGCGTGCGGCTGGCCGCGCGACAGCTGCGGATAAAGCTGGCGTGCAAGCCCGATCCGGTGTTCGGCCAGCCTCTTGCCGAGGGGGCAATCTGGTCGAGCTTGCGCGCGGCCATGGCGGCCAGCAGGCCCGAACTGGTGCCGACCTACGACGCCATGCTTGGAATCGAGCAGGCCGAGGTGAGCATCGATATGCTGCGACGGGCCTTTGGCCAGACGACCGGGCAGGCGCGCCGGCTGGGTTATGTCCCGCAATGGGTCGATCATCCAGAGGCGACGATCGAGACGGTGGAGGTGGAGCGCGATGGCAATTCCACCTGACGATCTTCCGGGGATCATCGCTCATCTGTCCCGTGAGGTGGGTGAACTGAAGCGGCGCGAGCGCGGGCGCTCCCGGACGGGCAAGATTGTCGACGTGGACGAGGCAAGTGGTCTCTACCGCGTACGGCTGCGCGAGGAAAGCGCGGACGGCCCGGCATTCGACTCGCCGTGGCTTCCGGTCGAGGCGCTGGCCAGCGGGGCTCTGAAGATCCAGGGCGAGCCGGTCATGGGGCAAACGGTGACAATCAACTCGCCGAGCGGCGAGCTGACGGACGGGGTGATCGCCCTGTCGAGTTTCAACGACAGCGATCCGCGTCCGCACAACAAGGGCGGGGAGCTGAAGGTTTCGGTTGGCGATACGTCCATTCTGGCGACGGGCGGCAACCTGACACTGAGCAGTAACGGGTCTGGAATAGTCATTGATGGCTCTGGCGTGGCGATCAGCGGCGCGGGCGTCACTCACAATGGCACGGACATAGGCGACACTCACACTCACACGGACACTGCTGGGACTGGCGCCGGCACAACAAGCCCACCGAACTAAGGAGAAAGCAATGCAGACCTATATCAACAAGCGTGCGGGTTTCATTCTGGGTCGGCATCGGCCCGAAGGCGCAGAGGTTGAGATGACCGATCGTCAAGCGCGGCTCTATCTGCTGGAGGGGCGCGTGGCTCTCAAACAGAGATCCAGGCGTGCGAGTGCCCCGAAGAAGGCATCCTCATCGGATGCCGCCGCAAGCGGGGGCACTGACCAGTGAGCACGGGCGTGAACGCGGAGACTGGGGAAACTCTGTCGGGCTGGCCGCACGTCGTGCAGTCGATCCGCGACATTCTGACCACGCCGGTTGGTAGCCGCGTTATGCGCCGGGATTATGGTTCGGAGTTGCCGCTTCTGGTGGACCGGCCCATGACGCAGAAGGTCATCCTTGCGGTCTATGCAGCCACAGCAATTGCCATTGCTCGCTGGGAAACCCGGTTCGAATTGACCGGCGTCGAGATGCGCGAAGGCTATGCAGACGGTCGTTTGGCGTTGGATATTTATGGGCGCTATGAAGGCGAAGCGGCGTCCGCAGAAATCGACCTGGGGGCCGCATGACCGCATTCACGACAGTTGACCTGTCCGAGCTGCCATCGCCTGACGTTGTCCAGCAGCTGGATTACGAGGCCGAACTGGCGGCGATGAAGGCCATGGTCAAGGCGAAGGCGCCGGAATTGACCGAAGTGCTTGATCTGGAAAGCGAGCCAGTCGTCAAACTGCTGGAGATCGCGGCCTATTATGTGCTGTTGGTGCGCGGCGAAATCAACGATGGGGCGCGCGCAGTCATGCTGGCCTATGCTGCTGGCGCAGACCTGGACCAGATCGCCGCCAATTACGATGTCGCGCGCCTGGTGATCGATCCGGGAGACCCCGAGGCTACACCGCCGGTGCCCCCGGTCATGGAGTCCGACACCGATCTACGGCAGCGCGTGCAGCTTTCGCCCGAGGGCTACACGGTCGCGGGATCCCGCGGGGCCTACGTGTTCCACGCGCTGAGCGCGGATGGTGACGTCAAAGACGCGCAGGCGATCAGCCCGTCGGCTGGCAATGTGACGGTTTATGTCTTGTCGCGGCAGGGCAACGGCAGCGCGTCGGTTGATCTGGTTGATGCGGTCCACGCAGCGCTTGATGCCGACGCGATCCGCCCGATGACGGACAACGTCACGGTTCAATCGGCCAGCGTGACCGACTACACGGTTGATGCCGCGCTGACAGTCTATCCCGGCCCCGACGCGCAGCTGATCCGCCAGACGGCAGAGGACTCGGCGACAGCTTACGTCGAGGCGCAGCACCGCCTGGGCTACGACGTCACGTTGTCGGGGCTGTACGCGGCGCTGCACCAGTCGGGCGTTCAGAACGTGTCGATCACCAGCCCGGCGGCCGACATTGTCGTCGCCACGGGTGAAGCCGCGTTCTGCACCGGCGTCACCGTGACTGTGGCAGACACCGATGTCTGATCTGTTGCCGCATAACGCCACGCAGGCAGAGCGGGCGCTCGCGACTGCAATGGCCCGCATTGGCAACGCACCGGTGCGGTTACGACAAGTCTGGAACCCGGACACCTGTCCCGCCGGAGTCCTGCCTTGGCTGGCTTGGGCATTCTCGGTGGACCAGTGGGATCCGGCCTGGACCGAGGAGCAGAAGCGCGACACGATCCGCAACGCGATTGCCGTACAGAAGATCAAGGGCACACCGGCCGCGGTGAGCCGTGCGCTGGGCGCGCTGACGATCGACGCGCGCGTGCTGGAGTGGCATCGCCAACAGGTGCAGGGTGCGCCCTATACATACAAGCTGCTGATTGACGCCCGTCCGTCAGCGCCGTTGACCTCGGCCGCACAGCTGGCGCGCGCCATCGCCGTGGTGGACCGGGTCAAGTCGCTGCGTTCGCACCTTGACGCTATCCAGGTCACTTCGATCACCGAGGCGGGCCCGCTTCAAGCGGCTGTGGCGGTTTCTGGAAATGAGCTGGTCGTAAAATACGGCGGCGGCAGCGTCGCGGTTTCTGAAAACAACATCGTGGTGGCCTAATGGAACTGAGAACATTCTTCGCGCAAAACCTGCAAGGCGACGCGCTGGCGCAGGCGTCGGTCACGGTTTACGAAACCGGGACAACGACGCTTGCGACGATTTACGACGCGGCAGGATCTGCAAAGGCAAACCCCTTTCAGGCGACGTCGACAGGCGCGATCGTGTTTGCCGCGCCGAATGGCGTTTACGACATCGTCGTTCAGGAAAACGGCGGCACGGCAACGCAGCAGATCGACGGCGTGCGGTTTTTTGACCCCGCCAACCAGGTTATTCGGGTCGACGATATTCAGGACGCCGGTACGGCCGCGCGGGAAAATGCTGGCGCGTTTGCTACGGCCGCCCAAGGCGCAAAAGCCGATGGCGCGCTTCAGGCGGCGAATAACCTGCAAGACCTTCCTGATGCGCCGAGCGCGCGCGGCCACCTTGGGCTCGGATCGGCGGCGCTGAGTGCAACGACGGATTTTGCGCCGGCATTGGCGAAGGTGCCGGCCGGTGCCGTGTTTGCTTTGGCGAAGTCGTCGCCGCCCGCGGGTTTTCTTGAGTGTGACGGCGCCGCACTGTCGCGATCGACCTACGCGAATTTGTTCAATGCAATTGGCACAGTATTCGGTGCCGGTGACGGCTCGACAACCTTTAACATACCTGATCTGCGCGGTGAGTTTGTGCGTGGCTGGGATAATGCCCGTGGTGCGGATAGCGGGCGTGGCTTCGGTACATGGCAGGGCGATGCAATTAGAAATATTTATGGGGAATTAATTTATCACGCGAATTCCACTGCGACCAATATGCAGAATGAAAACGGCGTTTTTGGTCGAGTTGGCACAAACAATAACTTCAGGCGCGGCGGCGTCGAAGAAACCGGAGCATCATCTGTTAGGACGACAACATTTGATGCCTCAAGCGTTGTTCCCACTGCCGACCAAAACCGCCCCCGCAACGTCGCCCTGATGCACTGCATTAAATACTGAGGTGAAGTCATGAAAATTTACAAATATCACCCAAAAACAGGCGAATATCTTGGCGCAGCGGCTGCGCGGCCGGATCCCCTTGAAAATGGCCGATATCTGATCCCAGCCTATGCGATCAACATTGAGCCACCCGCACCGGAACCTGGCAAGGCGATTGTGTTCGACCCGACGACCGGATCATGGTCGCACATCACCGATCGGCGGGGCACGATCTACTACGACGAAACGGGCGAGCAGCACACAATCGACGAGATCGGCGCGGACATTCCTGACGGCATGGCGCACGAGCCGCGACCGTCGCCCGATTACGACCTGGTGGACGGCGCTTGGGTTCTTCAGCCACCGTCTCGCGCCGCCGTGTTTTCCGAGCGCGATCGTCGTCTGCGCGATGGCGCTGTCGTTACTGTGTCGGGCTACGGCGACGTTCCGGTTCAAGGGCGTGAGCAGGACAAGATCGCGTATCTGTCAATCAAGGATGCGGCCCGCGATCTGATCGCACAGGGCGTCACCGACCCGGTCGTCCCATTCCGGGATGCGACAAATGTCGTACATAGCCTGACGCCGGATCAGGCGATCGAGCTGATCAGTAAGGCGCAGGCCGTGGCACAGGAGATTTACAAGGCGTCCTGGGCGCTGCTCGATGCCGACGCAATCCCGCAGGACTACGACGCAGACGCGCGCTGGCCGTAAATAGCAAAGGGCTCTAAAAATGGCGCAATTCGCAACCATTCACACGCAGGCCGGCCTGCAAGCGATGAGCCAGGCCGAGGCGGCCGGCGTCCCGATCAACTTGACAGACATGGCTGTTGGCGACGGCAGCGGCAGCACGATCACGCCAACCGAAAGCCAGACTGCGCTGGTGCGGGAGGTTTACCGCGCCTCGATCAACCGGGTTTACAAGCCTGACCCGACGGGGCAGCCCACCAAATACGCGGTCGAGCTGGTTGTGCCCGCCAGCGAGGGCGGTTTCGTGATGCGCGAGGTTGGCGTGTTCGACAGCGACGGCACGCTGTTTGTCGTCGGCAACCTGCCGGAAACCTATAAGCCCGAGGCAAGCGAAGGGTCATTTTCCGACACGGTCGTGCGCGTCGAATTTATTGCGACGAACTCCGATGTCGTGACAATCCAGGCCGACCCGAACGTGACAGTCGCCACGCAGCAATGGGTGACGAACAACATCACCGCCGGCGCGATTTTGCCTGGCGGCACGACCGGGCAGATCCTGCGCAAAGTGTCGAACGACACCGGCGATATAGAATGGGCGGATCCGACCGACGCAAACGTGATTGTCAACGTGATCGAGGAATATCAAACACTTGCCGATGGGCAGACGATCGTCACGCTGTCGACCGTGACCACCACAGGCTTGGCTGTTTACATCGATGGTATCCGGCTGCGCGAGGACATTACAGCTGACGGGTGGCAACCCGACGGGACTGATGCCGCCAAGCTGACGCTGGGCCAGTCTTACCCTGCGGGCACAGAAATCATTGCCGTGCAAAACGAACCGGCGGCGGGCTTTCCTGATGCGCTGCTGCGTGACAGCAACCTTGCCGATTTGCCCGACAAGGCGCTGGGTCGGCAGAACCTGGATGTTTATAGCCGCGCCCAGACCGATCAAAGGGCGCCGCCCGGACTGATCGGGCACTTCGCGCGCAACACCGCGCCGGCTGGCTGGCTCAAGGCGAACGGGGCTGAGGTCGACCGAACGGTCTACGCTGGCCTGTTCAACGCGATCGGCACGACGTTCGGCGCGGGCAACGGCGTCGACACGTTCAATCTACCGGACCTTCGGGGCGAGTTCGTGCGGGGCTTGGATGACGGGCGCGGGATCGATGCCGGGCGCGGGTTCGGATCGGCGCAAGGCGGTAGGATGCAAGATCACCACCACGGCACCGGCGATTTTCGCAACGAAAGCGAAGATAACTGGTTTGCAATCGTTCGCGGCTGGGTGGGGACGTTCACTGGCCGGTGGATCGCCGGCGAAAGTCAAAGAAAAGAGTCTGCCACAATCACCGGCGGCACCGGCGGCACGCGCTACACCGGCACAACCGACCAGATACTGACCGCAGGATCCGAAACCCGCCCGCGCAACATCGCGCTGCTGGCGTGCATCAAGGCTTAACCAAAAGACCAGAGGCTTGGGAGGAAATCCTGCCAGGCCATTTGCAGTAAGAAAGTCCGCAAAACCTAACCCTAAACGCAACGCGCACCCGGCCGGGCTGCGCGCCATTTGTCATGCGAAAAGGAGAATGTCATGGCTATCACCACTCATCACGGTGTGCGCGTATTCCAGTCCGGGGCTGATCCCGTTCTGGTCAACTTCGTGGATACCTCAGTTATCGGTCTTCTCATGGCGGTCGATCCGACGGCGCTGCCGGCGACGGCCTCTACCGATACGCCCATCCTGATCCAGAAACCCTCCGATGCGGAGGGATATCCCGACGCCGTCAAGGACGAGTTGGACACCATCTTCGATCAGGGCAGCACGCGCATCGTGTTGGTGCTGGTCGACGAGGGTGCCGATGCCACCGAGGCGCAGACTGCAGCCGTTGGTGACGCTACCACCAAGACCGGCATTCACGCCTTCCGCGCCGCGACCGGCGCAGGGTTGCCCAAGCCCAAACTGTTGGTGGCACCGGGGCTTTCGGCGGCCACTGCGGCCGATGGGATCGCATCCGTCAGCGTCGACACCCCCGGCAGCGGGTACAGCGATGATGTGAGCGCGACGATTACCACGTCCACCGGATCAAATGCCGAGCTGGAAGTTTCGGTCGTAGGCGGTGAGGTTGCGACCATCGGCGTAGTCAAGCCCGGCTATGGCTATGACGCTCTGGACACGATCACGATCACCGACAACGGCGGGACCGGGACTGGCGCCGCCGCATCACTGACCGTGGGGGAGGTCATGAACCCGGTCTCGGCCGAGGCGATGGGCATCTGCGAAAAGCTGCGCGCGCAGTTCTACGCGGACGGGCCGGACACCACCGATGCAGACGCTTTGTCCACGGCGCAGCTGTTCGGGTCCAAGCACATCTGCCTGTGCGATCCCAAAGTGCTGAAATTCGTCGATGGCGTGACGACGCCGTTTGTCAGCTCGACGGTATTTGCCGCGCAGCAGGCGGCAGCGGATCGGACCGATGGCCCGCACTATCCGGCGTCGAACCGTTTGATCAACGGCATCCAGGGCGTCAGCCGGTCTGTTGAATACGGCATCGAGGCCACCACGCTGAATGAGGCCGGGGTGAACACGATCGTCAACCGTGGCGATGGCTTCCGTACCTGGGGGCCGATGACCACGGCGGTCGATACGATCTGGCAATTCGTGTCGGTCAAGCGTGTGGCCGATCTGGTGAACGAGAGCATCGAAGATGCGTTTGTGCGCTTCAATGACCGCCCGCAGACACGCCAGAACCTCGACCTGATGGTGATCGCCGGGCGCGAGGCACTCAAGCGGCTGGAAAACGAGGGCATCCTCTTGCCCGGATCGCAATTCTATCTGTCCGGCAGTCTGGTTCCGGCTGACGGCGCCGAAGGCATCGTGAAATTCGCCATGCGCTACGAGCCACCCGCGCCGATCTACGACGTGCGCATCACGGCTTATCGCAACATCCAGATCGGCTATGAGCTGCTCTACAACTCCGTGACCGGCCAGGTCGATACCGGCGCTGCAATCTAATCCCCCTTAATAGGAGACATGAACAATGGCAAACAAGCTCCCGGCATACATCCTGAAGGATACAACGCTGGTCGCGGCTGATGGCAATCGCGTCGGCCAGGCCATGGAAATCACCATCCCGGTCATGGAAAAGACCATGGAGGATTTCCGCAACGCCGGCATGATCAAGCCGCGCGAAGTCAGCATGGGCTACGAGGTCACGACCTGCACCTTCAAGGAAACGTCGTTCGATCCCGAGATGCTCAAGCTTTACGGTATCGGACAGGGCCGCGCCTCTCCGATCATTGCGTATGGCTATATGGAAAGCGAGGACGGCACCGAACACTCCACCCGGTTCGAAATGTCGGTCGACGTCAAGAAGGTTGATCCAGGCTCGTGGGCGCCTGCGGCCAAAGCAGAGACCGAATACGAGGTCACGGTGCATTCCGGATCCTTGTTCATCGACGATGCGGAGATTTTCGCGTTCGATGATTTCAGCATTCGTGTGGGTGGTGCTGAGCAACGCCCCGGGCGCCGTGATGCGTTGAGGCTGACCTGATGGGTAAGCCGAAAATGATTGCCTTCACGCCGTCCGAGCCGATCGAGGCGGGGGGCGAAACGTATGAGAAGCTGACCTTTCAGCGGATGCGGGTGCGGCACATGGTGGCCATGGACAAGGTCAGTGGCGCCCTGCGCAAAACGACCGCGCTCTTCGCCTCGATGGCCGACGTGCCGATTCAGGTGATCGACGAGCTGGACATGGACGATTTCGAGCGCTTGTCCGAAGAGGTCGCGCCCCTCATGGGAAACTCAGCACGCTCGCTGGTGAAGAGCGCAAAGGCCGAGGCGGAAGCCGAGGACGAGACGGCTCACTAGGGGGCGAAGACAGGGGTATCGCGCGGATGGTGGCCGAGGTCGCGCGATACCTGCACCAATCCATCGACGAGGTGGAGGAATGGGTGCCCGAGCGCATGTTCCATTACCACGCGCAAATATCACCGATCCTTGAGGCCGAGCGACCGCAGAAGACGTAGGGGGTCATCACATGGCGACACTGCAATCAAAGCTGATCCTGTCCCTGGTGGATCGGGTGACCGAGCCCGCGCGTCGGGTCGAGCAGCGCATGCGTGGTCTCAATGACCGGATCGAGAAGAACAACCGGCGGATGGCTGCTGCGACGAGTAAGTTCGCGACGGCCAGCGCGGCCGCAATTGGGCTAGGGGCGGCTCTAAGCGCCCCGGCCCGCGCCGCAGGGAACTTCGAAGAGGCTATGGCGGATGTCCGTAAGGTCGTCGATTTTCCGACGCCGGAGGCCTTCGGCAAAATGCAGTCGGACATTCTCAATTTATCCAAGACGTTGCCGATGTCGGTGGAGGGGCTGGCGGCCATTGCCGCGAGCGCTGGGCAGGCCGGCATCGCGCGCGAAGATATCATTGCATTCACGGAGTCTGCGGCCAAGATCGGCACGGCCTTCGACATCACCGCCGACCAAGCCGGGAACGCTATGAAAGCGCTCATGACGGGACTCGGGCAGGACGTCGATGAAATCGGTCTGCTTTTCGACAAGATGAACGTGCTGTCGAACAACCAGGCGGCGACGGCGAGGGATATCACGAATGTCGTGACGAAGGTCGGCGCAACGGCAAAGGGCTTCGGCTTTGCGGCCGATGAAACGGCGGCATTCGCCTCGGCGATGCTGGCCGCCGGCGGCAAGGCAGACACTTCGGCCACGTCGATCCGGAATATGGGCAAGGCACTGTCTCGCGGTGCCAGCGCAACCAACCGACAGAAAGACGCATTTGCGGTCCTAGGCATCGAGGCCACGGATGTGGCTAAGCGGATGCAAGATGATGCGGTTGGCACAACCATCGACGTGCTGAACCGGATCAATCAGTTGCCTGCGGAGATGCAGTCGGCGGTGCAGTCCGATCTTTTCGGCGACGAGGCGCGTGAGCTGTCAAAGGTCCGTCAGAACATGGATGTCGTGCGCGAAGGCCTGGCGCTTGTCGGCGATGACGCTGCCGCTGCGGGGAGTGCCAATGAGGAATTTGCAATCCGCGCGGACACCCTCAATGCCAAGGCGCAGCTTCTCAAGAACAGCTTTGAGCGGCTGAATATCGCTATCGGCAACACCTTCATGAAATCCCTGAAAGGTGTGATGGAACGCATCGGTCGGATCGCCGACGCGGTTGGACGCTGGGCCGAGGAAAACCCAAAACTCGCCTCGGGCCTCATCAAGGCGGCGGGAGGCCTGGTGGCCTTCAACCTCGCCTTCGCAGGGGCCAACCTGTTTCGCCTCGTGCTTTGGGGTGGTGCGCTGCGGACAGCCGCGGCTGGGCTTCGGGTATTCGGCGCGGCATCGGCCTTCGTGAAGGGCAGCGCCGGGTCGGCGTTGGCGCTCGATGCCGCGCTGGCCAAGATGGAAGGGCGCAGTCCAGGTAAAATCCGCAAGGTTGGTGTGGCGCTCAAAGCGGTGGCCGGGGCAACGGGCCTGGGGAAGGTGGCAACAGGCATCGGTGCGGTAGCCGGTGTTATCGGAGCCATCAGCGCCCCGGTGTGGATCGGGATCGGGGCAGCGATTGCGACGGTGGGCGCGGCCTGGAAATACTGGGACAGGATCACGGCCATCGTTTCGGGGGTTGCCTCGGCCATTGGCGACGAGCTGCAGCCGGTCATGGACTGGATCAAGGAGAAGCTGGAACCGCTCAAGCCGATCATCGAACCGATCGGTAAGGCGTTTACCGTCTTGGGCGAGGGCATCAGCGCCGCCTTCTCTGCGATCCGCGACTTCTTCACAGGCGATATCTTCAAGCGCGAGAAGCTGGGCGAGGAGGAATTCGCCAGCATCGAGGCGAGGTCGAAAGCCGTTGCCAAAACAATCATCGATTCCGTCAAAGGCGCTTTCAACGATTTCATCGATTGGATCGCAGGATTTCCGCAGCGGATTATTGAGGCCATCGGAAGCATCAACCTATCGGATATAATCAACTGGCCGGAGCCTCCCGCTTGGTGGAAGAAACTAACGGGCGGCGGAGAGATTACGACATTCAACCCCGTAACGGGCGCTGGCAGAAATAAGCCTATTGACGGCGCCAAAGCAGGCGGCGGCCCAGTCTCGGCCATGCGATCATACCTGGTCGGTGAAGAAGGACCAGAGTTTTTCACACCGCGTCGGTCGGGCGTCATCCACACAGCGCGCGAGACGGCAAGAATGGCGGCTCGTGCGGCTGCCATGGCGCCGGTTATAGCAGCGCCGCCTGCGATCCAGGCGGCGGCGTCTCCGGTGACTTCTGTGGTCGCAGCTCCTTCGCCCATTTCGACCGACGTGGCACAAACGGCATCTGCCGGCGGACAGAGCAGGGCCCCGGCCAGCATCACCTTCGGTGATATCATCGTGCAGGGTGGAGCGAACGCCTCAGCCGAAGAGCTTGGCCAGGAATTCGGGCGTCAGGTCGCCGCGCGGATGCGCTCCCAATTTTCGGATGAATTCTGATGGCAGGACCAACTGTTCTCGCGCTTGGGCCGTTTCAATTCGAGGCGCTGGGCTTTTCTTACCAGGGCCGGAACCGGTCGAGCGACATGGGCTGGGCCGAAATCGAGGTCGCGGGCGGTCAGGACGCACTGCAATGGACCGGTGGTAAGAAAAGAACCGAGACCATTCGCGGCGTCCTGTTTGAGGAATTCGGCGGGCAGGGCGCTCTGGAGGGACTCAAGCTTGCCGCTGAAACGGGGCAGGTCTTGCCGCTGGTCGATATCGGCGGGGCGCCGTTCAACGTGTTCGGTATGCACATCATCGAGGGTATTCAAGAAGACCTTGCCTTCGTTGATCGGAACGGTGTGCCGCTCAAGAACGGCTATCAAATCAAGATCAGGGCATATCGCGGATCGCTTGGCTCCAGCCTGATCACGTCCGTCCTGTCGCTTTTCTCGTGAGGTGATCCATGGCAACGATCCGTGCCCAACAAGGCGATATGGTGGATGCAATCTGCCGCCGTGCCTATGGCGATGAGTCCGGCTTCGTGGAGGCAGTTCTTGATGCCAATCCGGGGCTGGCAGGGCTGGGGCCAGTTCTGCCAGAAGGCACGCAGGTATTTCTACCGGAGGCGCAACCTGAGCCGACGCAAGCGCCGCTTGTGACGCTCTGGGACTGACGCCATGAGGCCGCAATGCCGCATCACCGTGGATGGCCAGCCGGTCGCCGGGCTTTTCATGGACCGTCTGATTTCATGCTCGGTCACGGACAAGGAGGGTGCATCCTCGGACACGGTGGACATCCTGCTCAACGACTGGCCAGTTGCGGCCATTCCCCGGCGCGGTGCGGAAATCCGGGTCTGGATGGGATATGCGGGTACACTCGCCTTCATGGGCACATTCGAGGCCGAGGAAATCGAGGTCGAAATCCTGCCCTATCGCATGCGCATCACCGGCAAGGCCGCCGAGATGCGCGGCGACAAGAAGTCGAATAAGGAACGGCACTGGGACAACAAGAGCGTCAAGGAGATCGTCGAGGCCATCGCCGGTGAACATGGCCTGACGCCAAAGATCGACGACGCCGTGGCCGCTCACGTCTACGAGTGGGTCGGGCAGGTGGGCGAGTCCAATTTGCATTTCCTGGAACGTCTGGCCGAGCGGCACGGCGCCTTGTTTTCGATCAAGGATGGTAACCTGATCTTCGCTGCGCGCGGGCAGGGCAAAAGCCCATCCGGAAGGGCCCTGACCCCGGTGGCGATCACCCCCGAGACGCTGATCGTGGGCACATGCCGCGTGCGGCTTACCGAGCGTGCGAAGTACAAGAAGATCAAGGGCAAGTACCCGGATCGCGCCGCCGGCAAACAAGAAGAGATCGAGGCGGAAAGCGATCCTGACGGCGAGGCGATATTCAAGATCGATTTCCCGTTCGCGGACAAGAAAGAAGCTGAGAAGGCGGTTATCGCCAAGGCCAAGGAGTTGAAGCGTCGTAAGGCGGCGATGAGCTGTCGCGTTGTTGGGAACCCGGCAGTGCGCGCCGGTGCGCCGGTCGTGCTGTCGCAGTGCCGGCCTGAAATAGACGGGATGCGCTTCATCATTGAGACGGCGACACATGAATATTCCGGCTCGGGCTATACCACGGCGATAGCGGCGCAGCTTGGCGATGATGAAGACAGCTTTGATGAAGAGGAAAACTCCGAAGAATTTCAATTTGCACCGGATGGATTTACCGAAAGCTGATGTCCGTCTTCACACAGACGCATGACTGGTGCGCGCACGAAAACGGCGTGTATCGCACCACAGGCACGCTGCGCTGGGAGATCGGCGCCAAGGGCTCCGACCTTTGGGTGACGGTTCCTGTGGGCTTTCCTTTCGACGTGTCTATCCCGCGCGGTTTGCGCTGGGCGTTCGACCCCCACGATGTCCGCTACCTCAAGGCCGCGGCGCTGCATGATTATGCAATCCATGAGCTGGATTGGCCTCGCGTGACAGCTGCGTCTCTGTTTTCTGAGGCGCTGCGCGCGCAGGGGCTGGGACGGCTGCGCCGGCTGGTGATGGTGCTGGCCGTGATCATCTGGAAATTCAACTGAGCACCGCATTATTGCGACGACCACCCGGCCCGCCTCGCGCGGGCTTTTTTTATGACTGGAGACAGGCCGACATGAAATCGACCGAGCATTGGATGGCGCTGATCGCGGCCATGGTTTTCGTCGCGATGCAGCACAAGGAAAAGCCCTGGCTGGCGCGGATCGTTATCGCCGGCGTCTCCGGCGCGCTGGGGTACTCGCTGTCACCTGAGGTTGCCCAGAAGATCACGATGCTCGGCCCGCTCGGCTGGACGATTGTCGTCACCGCCTTCGGATACGCGGCGCTCGACGTGATGCTGTCGCTGATTTCCGACCGAGACGCCATCCGTGCGGCGGCGATGCGTTGGCTCGGAGGGCGCAAATGAACCACACCCGACAGACTCTCAGGAAACATTTTGGCCCGGTTGCACTGGTTGGCTGGGTGCTGCTGTTCGGTCTGGCTTGGTGCGCCGATCAGCAGGGAGGTCGCATTCCAGATCAACAGCAGGAACAACAGGGTCGGTAGGACGTGGCCTTTGGTTTGATCGGGTTTTCCGTCTGTAGTTTGCGGGCTGGCGCAGCGAAAGGGGCACTGCGCCAGCCCTCACCATGGGGAGGGACCCCGCCACAGCTACCGGCAGTCGTAGCAGGCTTGTTCAGCTTCTCCAAAACTATTTCTTCTTTCCGTTTCCCGGCGAGGTGGCTTCGGCCGTCGCGCAAAACCGATCAGCGTATCGGGCCGCCGGGCCGCATTCCAGATCAACAGCAGGAGCAGACGCGATGAGATACCCATGGCAAGGCAATGCCCAGCCGATGAGCGAGGGCAAGCTCGCCGATGCGGCCGAGCGGATCGGCTGCGGCGTGGCGGAGATCTCGGCCGTCATCGAGGTCGAGGCGGCGGGCAGGGCGTTCCTGCGCGACGGCACCTTGATCCGGCGTTTTGAGCCACACACCATGCCGGGCGCCACGACAAGCTGGCGCGACAGCCTCGGGATAGGACCATCCCGGCGCGATAAGATGCTGGGGGAGGCCTATGAGCGCAGCCCCGATGCCGCGCTGCGCGCGACCAGCTGGGGTGCGCCCCAGATTATGGGGTTTAACTGCCAGGCGGCCGACTATGACAGCGCGGCCGCTATGGTGCGGGCCTTTGCCGACAGCGAGGATGCGCAGATCGATGGCTTCGTGTCGCTGATCCTCGATTGGGGGCTGGACGGAGCGATCCGGGCGCACGACTGGCAGACCTTCGAGAACCGCTACAACGGCGGCGGGCAGGGCGGGGCCTATGCGCGCAAGATCGAGGCCGCCTACAGACGCAAGACGGGCGAGGCCTCGCCGGAGGTGCTGCGCCTGGGCGACGGTGGCGCGGCCGTGCGCCGCCTCCAGGCCGCTCTCGGGGTCACGGTGGACGGACGCTTCGGCCCGGCCACGGAGGACGCCGTGCGCACGTTCCAGGAGCGTGTGGGGCTGCCGGTTGACGGGCTGGTCGGGGCGCGCACCTGGGAAGCGCTCAAGCAGAACCGCGACGCCAAGCCCAAGGTGCAGGCCACGAAGATTGACAAGATCGCAGCGCGGGTCATCGAGTATGGCACCAAGGGCGGCGCCGGCGCGGGGCTGGGCGCGGTGCTCGATCGCGCGCCGTCCGGGGCGATGGACATGGTGTTCTACGGCCTGGCCGGCGTGGTGCTGATTGTCGCAGCCGTCTGGGCGCTTCGCTGGGCGAGGGACACGGTATGAGCGCGGTCGGCAAGAAGCTCCGGCAGGCCGAGGGCGGGCACCTCATGTTCTGGTGCCCCGGCTGCGACGCGGCGCACGCGATCGTAGTGGACGGATCGCGCGGGTGGACGTGGAACAACAACCCGGCCGCGCCCACCTTCACCCCGTCGGTGTTCGTCAACAAGGGGCAGGCGCACCCGGGCGTGCCGGTCTGCCATTCCTTTGTCACGGACGGGCGCATTCGGTTTCTCAATGACTGCACGCACGAGCTGGCAGGTCAGACGGTCGATCTGCCGGACTGGCCGGGAGGGTATTCCTGATGGCACTTCTACGCACAATTATCGGCTGGATCACTGGCGGCGCGCTCGATCGCGTCTTGAGCACCGTCGACAAGCGCATCGAGTCTCAGACAGATCGTGAGCGGATCAAGGGCGAGATCGTCAAGGAGCATGTCCGCAACAAGGCAAACTGGATGCGGGCAGGGGGCTTCTGGCTGATGCTGATATTCGCGCTGCCGCTCGGCCTGTGGTGGGCCTCGGTGCTGCTATACAGCGTACTGTGGTGCGCTGGCTGCGCCTATCCCCAGGGCTGGACCATCGCCGCTCTGCCGCCGCCCCTGGACGAATGGGCCGGCATGATTGTGGTCAGCATCTTCGGAGTGCTGGGTGTCGATCGACTGCGGCGGTGACGTTATGGGTTTAACGGCTCGAGCAGTGATGGTAAGGGCATCACCCATGTATGGTCCACTTACCATTTCGTTTCGTAAATCGATAACCGGTTGATCTGGGGAAAGCATAAGACACCTTCAGAGGGAATTTGAAATAGGCAGGAATAACTCAATGTCACACCCAGTAGACGTTCATGTCGGAAAGAAGCTGAAAACGGTGCGCATCCTGCGCGGGATGACGCAGACCAACGTAGCCGACCGCGTGGACATCTCTTTTCAGCAGATACAGAAGTACGAGCTGGGCCGTAACCGGATTTCGGCCAGCAAACTGTTCGAGCTGGCGGGATTTCTGGATGTGCCTCCGGATTATTTTTTCGATGGATTGGAAAGTGGCACTTCGGATAATTTGCCCGAGATCGACGACGAGGCCGCCAAGGTGGCCGCCATGCTGACACGCATCAAAGATGGCAAATTGCGAGGCCATATTCGCAGTTTCATTAGCGAGATTGCCGCATCGCAAAACAAACGCTGATGGTACGGTTTTTGGGATGCTCAATCTGCAGGTGCAAGAAGTAGCTTGATCTACACCGGATCTCGTCCAACGGATGGGGAGTAACTCAAACCGCGAGCAATAGGGCGTGTTTAATAGGCCGATGTCTAACCATGGGAACCGTTACACTCAGCGGTCCTGGACTAATCGGAACCCGACATGACTGTTGCTGGACGACAGTTTAAACCGGTGACGCGCATCAGAGCGTATGTTGACTGCAGCATCGCTCCAAGAGCCGCCGCGGATCACGCGCTCTTTGCATTTACCGCTTAACCAAGCCTGACCATTGCCGGGCGCACCCTCGTAAGTGTCATTCCAGCAATCCTGCACCCTTTCCGATACATTGCCATGCATATCATACAGGCCCCAGGCATTGGGGGCATAGGATTTCACAGGCATGGTCTTGCCGTGTGCCTTTTCATAATTGGCTTTTGAAGTACTGGCGCTGTTACCCCAGTGGTAATTTGTGGGTGCACCGGCACGGGCTGCGTATTCCCATTCCGCTTCTGAGGGCAAGCGGAATGTCCCCACGCCTTGTGTGTTCAGCCATTCGATATACTTCTGGATGTCATTCCAAGTAATCTCGATAACCGGTCGATCACCTTCACCCCAACCACGGTCTCCGCCCCAGGGACTAGAGCATCCACCTGCATCAACACAGAGCTGGTACTGGTCCCACGTCACCTCATGTGCCTGCATTTTGAAGGCCTCAAGAGTGACACGGTGAACGGGCTTATCGTTGCGAAACCGGCTACATCCTCTCGCTCCGACATCACCGAGACCGTGGCATCCCATCTTAAAGCTGCCTGCCGGGATAGCCACCAAATCACCTGTCAATTTGGTTTCCTTCGAGCTGCCGGTCGCTTCGCTCGTTTTAGCGCTCTCTTCTTTTCGTGCCGCGGAAATGAGCTTGCGGATATTGTCCAGAAGGTCAGGGGAAACGTTCTCGGATTCGGCTATGGCAAGAAGGTCGCGCGCCCTCTCGATATTTCTCGGAATAACCTCGCCTTTCGAATACGCGTGCGCAAGATGCACAGCCGCCTTGCCAAAGCCGGCTTCAATGGCTCTCTCGAGCAAGGCCACGCCGGTTGACGTATCGCGTTCAACGCCGCGATCGCCGTAAATCAAACGCACCCCGTAATTATCCATGGCGATCGGGTATCCCAAGAGCGCGGATTTCATCTGATAGCCTATCACCTCATCGCTAGACAAATCCGAAAAAGGCTTGCAATTAGTCTTAAGCCAGGCCGCATTGTTCATCATGGCCGGGTCATTATCGCCCAACCGGATGAACACCTCGGATATGTAATGGTCATGCCCGTTGCACGCCCTGTCCGATATCTCGATGGATTCTTCACGTTGTGATTGCCATGGCTCGGGCAGCAGATCGGCTTGCACCGGGGCCGCAATGGTGAACGCCAAGACCAGGTAGAAAATGATGCGGGGAAATCGTTCCTTGGAATCTTTATCCATAAAAATCAGCATTAGCGCACTCACCAAGCAGGTATATTCGTTTGATACGGCATTTCCCTAGTGGCCTGCCGTTTGGCGGCAGCATTGCCTGACGACGCTCCCGGATCAAGCATTTTTGGCCCCCGAGGGATGGCTGCGGTTACGAAAGCACGCCGAACGGATCGGATAGAACCGCAAACCCATACTCTCATGGCGCTGCGATCCTGCTGTTTCGCGAGGTCGCGCCGACGATCACTGATTTTGTCGGCAAGGTGCACTAATGTCGGCGCTGGTGGTCACGGTCTGCCTCGCGGCGGCACATGAGGTATAGTGCAAACAACTGGGATAGATTTGTCCCGCATTTTGGAGGATCTTCAACGGCTGGCAAGCGAGAGAACCCCAAGGATATTGTATCGAAGCTACGGCAGGTTGAAATGGGCCTGATCCGAGTAGCCTCACAGCTTAGTCGGAGGACGATCTCCAGCCGTCCACCGCCGCGGCAATCTCGGCCCTCACCGCGGGATGCAAGGGCTCAATTCGCCCCGCGTCTTCCATCTCCAAAATCTTTGCGCGTGCTAGATGAAAGCGACGGTCGCGCGTCTTCTTTAGAAATCCCATTCCACAAAGCCGCATCGCCGGCGCGACGAAGGTGGCCGAAACTAGATGCTGCCGGGAATTCGCCAGCACACCATCCACCCAATTCAGGAAATCTGCACGCCAGTTCTCACCCTGCACCGCCGCCTCGGCAAGCGCTGCACATTGCGACGCAGCATCAGTTCGGTGGTGTGTGAGCTCCTTTAGCACCCTCAGAAGCGCCACATCATCCAGCTCACGCAGCCGAGCAAGGAAGATATCGTGGTCAATCAGTCCTTCCACCTCCAGTCCGGCCCTCAACATCTCCTGGGTCAACCCTTTTTCGCCACGCCAGATCGTTGCTACCCGGTCGTCTGACATCACATAGCCGCGCCAAAACCGCGCTAACGCGGAATGCCCCAATGCCTCGGGCGAAAACATCAACAGATGCGATTCCAAATGATCGCACCCGCGACCCTCCTCGGTTTTGAAAATGTGGCCCGCCATAGCAGCCCCAAGCCCCTCCATCCGCCGCAGCGTATCGTCCGCCTCCCGCAACGGAAACCAAGTGCTGTCGTTCATAAGGATGAGCCGTGTGGGCCGGTGGCCGATGCTGGCGAGCAACCGAAACCCCGCGCGGTAGCCACCAAAATCGTAGCCGACGTTCGGCCGTTCAAGTACCAGCGCGGATCGCTCCATCAGCATGGCTGCATCAGTTTTTCCTAGAGGGGCATTGGAAACGACCAGCACCGACCAGTCTTCCGCCGCTAGATGGTCGAGTGTCAGTTGCACTGACGGCGCCACCCCATTGGGTTGAAACAACACCAGCACCGCCACCCGTTCAGTCAGCGTTCCATGCCCCGTGTGCAGCCTATGCAACTGTTCTACACGGTGATCGTACACCCACTGTCGCGGCTGCTCAATCAGTGCGCCGCGTAACCCACGAGCTGGCACAGAGCCAATTCGCCTCACCTCGCGCCGGATTTTCCAAAGCGGCGGGAGGTTAATCATTTCGTTTCTCGGGCGGAGTCTTTGACAAGCGTCAAGCTGGCGGACGGCCGCGGGTCGCCGGCTTCCACCACCTCCTCCCGCGCTTCGGTCGAGAGCACTGTCAGGTTGAAATCGCGCTTGCTACTTCGGCTGATGGGATGAATGCTAAAGGAGGAATCCAT